CACCCGTTGCCACGCCGTAAGTGTATTTAATAAATACTTTTTTCAGTGTATCCGCTGCCGCGAAGGTATAAACACCCGCCGCCATTGAATACTGCCCAGTGGTCGGTGCAGAAGCCACGCGGGTTAATTGACCACCTTCTTCAAAAAATACCCCCATGTCATCTTTAAACGTACCACTCGCAGGCGGCGTGGGTGTAATCGTGAACGGAGTCGCTGGAATCGCCGTTGAGACTTTTGGTGAATGCAGCGCGTCATAACTATCCAGCACGTCTTCATTGGTTGATAGCCCCATTGATTTTGCCGAATGCACGTTGCAGGTTAGGGAGATTTCCACTGATCGCTTGGCAATCGCCGAGGCTATCGAATACTGAAATTTACCTTCGTGCATTTTCGCCGTGCCTTTTTTCTCGATACCAATATCAGTACACGAGGCTAAATTAACAGGCGTAGGAATAGCAATCGCCGCGCCGTTGGCATCACGCTTAGGAATGAAAATCGCATCCCCTGTGCCAAATAAAATAAAATCTTTGTTACTCATTACACTTTATCCTTGCCAGCGTTATCACTAGCAGTTTGTTTAACGGGTTTGCTCGCCTCATTAGTAAGGTGAGCAACTATCTCAGATGCTGTTTGCGGGGACGTAGGTACAACGGTATAGCCTTGTTGCCACACACTTTGACCCAGTAAGTTATCAGGCACTTCAACCTGACCGTTTTTATCAATATCAAACGAACGCCCATTTAAATGCAGTTCGCCTGTTGTGCCATTGGGTGCTTGTAGTTTCATAAATCACATCACTATATTGGTTGAAAACATCAACGGTAAATGCGTATAGCCGTCGAGCGTTGTTTGTCGATACGGGCTTTTAACCCGCTGTAAATAAGTATGGCTTTCTGATAGAGTCGCTCCCTGTAGCGTAGTTAATACTGCGTCAGCCAGCGACCCAACATCTTGCAACGCGCTATTCCCGACATCTGCTACATTACGCACGGACACCACCACCAGCCAAAATTGATGGCTGGACTGTTGCTGCCCGTGGTTAAATTGCGCTGTAGTCTTTTCATCGGGAACATCGTCAAAAAAAATCACTGACACCGACGGCGTGAGTGCGTTCTTAACCACAAAATCCAAATCAATCGCGGGACGCACTTTGCAAGTCAGGTTGGTTTGTAGCAGGGCAATCATTAACGCCTGTGCGGATAAAAACTTACTCATAATACCTCCTAGTACAGACGCGATTAATCGCGTCTCTACCGCTCAAACACCCGCACACCTACTGTCATTTGTGGCAAATTGCTAGACTCAGCCACTGCCCCATTAGCGTCAGGGCTTAGCTTAATCTTGCCCGCTGCCACGTCTTTTAAATATAAAATCCAGCGTTCATAACGTATTGCCACTTGACTTATCGGCTTGCCTAAATCGCTGTACATGATTTGATCATCATATAAGCGATACCGCGCAATATCGCAGGCTATACCCACCAACACAGTAGAGGTGCTGGGTAAGGTAAAACCTGCCAAATAAGCATTAATCTCAGAACTTGCATCACTGATAGCGCGATCTAACACTGTGTCATCAATCACCCCCGCGTTTGTTCTATCGGTACGCTGGATTAACTCCGTTGCACCAAATCGGTCGATTAAGTCATAACTTGTACAGTAATCCATATCAGTCACGCCTTAGTCATGGGTTTATTTTTCGGTTTTTGCTTTAGGCTTTTCAGCGTCCACCGACACGCTCAGCATCGGTTCAGCCTGCAAGATTGCCAATTGTTCAGCCGTGAATCTATCATCAGCGTGGTGTACCGCATCAAACGTGTGCAGCATTCCTAGCCGATAAAAGCCCTGTCTTTGTTTCGCACTAATGGTAATCATCATGCCCCCTTATGCCAGCCAAGGCGTGACTAACAAGCCAGCCGTACCACGGTAAACGTTAGTATTATTGCCTACCATTTCAGCATTCAGGATTTGCAGTGCCGCGCCCTCTAAAGAAGGCGGGACAACCAACAAAGTCGGGCGAATGTTTAACGGCTTGCCCGCATCGGATTTAACGCTAGACATTGCTGCCCGCGCTGCCGCGTAGTTGGTAACATCCAACGTTTGTTTTGAGCCGTAAGCCATTTGCCATAGACCATAACCCGCATTAACCCGCGCATCAGAACCATAGCGATACAGCTTTTTGTTAAATACCTGTTCATCGTTCGCCTGATCCATAGCAACGAATTGATAATCACGTCGTTTTTGAAAGATAAACGGACGAATGGCTTTTGATACATCCAATAAAAACCACGGCGTGGAAGAACCGCCGCCATGATTTGACGTTGTGCCAGTACCCACAGGATGATCGGTATCGAAAAAATACTGCCCATCAAAACAAGTATTGGTAAAACCGTTTTTCAATAAATCGAAAATCAGTGTATCAGGGTGAACCTTGGCATCTTGCCCCAACTGTTGAAACAGTGGTGAATACACGCCATAACGGTCATCTTCAATATCGTCACGGTCAACGCCCACGGTATCTTCAAATGAACGGTTTTTAATCGAAAAATCACTGGATGATAGATTTTGAATAACTCTATCGCCTAACCACTCTCTAAATTGTGTAGTTTTTCCCATCCAGCCATAATTCTCGGCTGAACCTGTCGAATTTACTATCATAGCGATTTTGTCAAAATCACTTTGCGCCTCAGTAAAGGCATTGTTAAACAGGGTATTAAACCCCTGCTGTAATAGTTTTAAATTTGAACCGTTAATAATCATAATTACTCTCTTTAGATTTCAACCCAAACGCCATCAGCGTCCACGTCACGAATAACACCCGCAATAGACCGCGCCCCTGTACCGTCAGTTTTTGCCACCGTTTGATCATCAACAATGTAACAACTTGCCCCGACATCTTTTAACGCAATGGCATCCGTAGAGGCTGAATTACCAAAACGAAAACAGCCACGGCTAACAGGGACATTAATGGCACTGGCAAGACCTGCGGAATTATCGGCAATCTCATCCGCACGACCCACACATTTCTGAGTCGTTGCCACCGAACCAGGAACGGCTAAACTGGAGGCGTTAATGCACACCAACGAACCTTGATAAATTTTGGTACTCGCCGCCACAGGAAAGCTAAATTGCTTACTATCTCGTGCTGGTGTATTGCGGTTTGCAGTTAATGCGGTCATGCGACCACCTCCTTACTGGCTAAAAATCGCGCTTCTGTAATGCCCATGTTTTTACACATAGCCAATTCATCAACGGTTAAGGTCTGGGCTTCATCCGCAGGTGCATGACCACCCGACTGCATACGGCTTAACGCCGCGACAGGCTGGGCAGTTGATAAAAACGCACTGAGCGCGGCAATATCAGACACGCCTAACGATAACGCCCACGCTTTTTGTGCGGGTAGCAAACGCCCATCACTTAAAGCGGCTGTCACTAATCCGCTCACTTTGTCAGTATTCAAATCGGCTTTTAACGCTGCCAACTCAGTTTGAATTGCAGACATTACTGAGACAGGCACAAACTCAGCGGGGTTAGGTGTTTGGCTTTTCAGTGCTGCGATAGCCGTATTCTTAGCCGCCAATAAATCGCCTAAGCTAATACCAGCCGCCGCTGTACTGTCCGCTTGAATCGCGGCTTTTAATTTATCGAGTTCAGCCATGACCTCATCGACCGTTGAAAGGGTGGGTAAATTGAGCATATAGCGCAATCGCTCCAGAAGTTCTTCTGTTTCCATCGTGTTACCTTTGGCTAGAGTGGGTGAAAAAAAGGAAGTGGCTAAAGCGGTTAAATCTTTCATACCGTCTAAAGCAGGGGTGTTCACTAACGCCGCCATCAATAAAGACGTGACTGCCCCAGTGGTTTTATCGAAAGTAAAAACAGGTGAAATATAACGGTATTCTTTTGCTGCAATTGCCGCACTGGCTTTCGCAGTCCAATCGACATTGACGGCAAACAAGCCCACGCCCTCACGCCATTCCAGTTCCTTAAACCACCCACTGGCTGGGTTCGGTTGACCGTTATTGACCGCGTTTAAGGTTTGGTGTTCGTAGTCGATGAGTAGCTGGTCTTGTTGGCTGTTGGCTTGAGCGATTAACGCGCTGGCAATTTCAGTATCAATAAACCACCCTTTTAACGGCGAGGGTCTGCCATCACGGGCTTTAAATAAACCCGCAGGCAATAACTGAATTTCAGTGGACACAGTGTCGCTAAACTCAAACAAGCAAGCAGCAATGGCGATCTGTGAGGGAGTGGGTTTTATTTTCATGGGGCTATGATGCACCCAAGGAATTAACAAATAACGGTGAAGTGGTTCAGCAGTGCAGGCGATTATTGAATAAACTGAAAATAGCAGGCAAAACAACACGCATAAATAACGATTAAAGGAATTTTAACGGGGGTTTAACGGGGTATGAATTAGAAAGCAATACAATGTAGTAGGTTTCATTATTTTAGTGCTTAAAATAAGATTGCTTATAATTTACCGTAGGGGCAATCCCTTGTGGTTGCCCTGATAACAAACTAAATTAAGGGCAGGCACAAGACCTGCCCCTACACGATCCCTAAATAATCATTTACGGTGCGAATCAATTGCGCTTCCCAATTAGCAGGCAATTGTCCACTGGGGATAAATTGCCGCGCGGGTATGTTGCCCCACAAATGCCCAAACTGGGATTTCGTACCACCGAAGTTCATCATCGCCGCATACTTCACACTGGCATTCACGCCAATTTCAGCGGCAAAGTCAGAGGCTTGGTATGCAATTGAATTAGCCAGTAAACCTTTATCTAGCAGAACCTGCTTGGTATCCCAGAGCTTTTCACCTTTACTCGATAATAGCGTGCCGCCTGCCTTAGTGGTCTTTGAAAACCGACTCACATAACGGGCAATCGTGACAGGGCTATTCTTAGCCCACGGCACATTGTAAGGCGTGGACTGGGTTTTAAACGTTAAGCGCACGTTCTCAGTAATGTCATGCGCAATCGCTGCCATGACGGGCTGCATGTGGTCTAGCTTGTTAGCAATATGAGCCAGTGAAGCTTCAACCTGTGCGCTGTCTATGGTGATGGTGATGTTAGTCATGGCTTAATCAATCAGTGGAAAATGTAAATGCCTAGATTGATAGGTAATGCCCTGATCGCCCTCAATAGGATGATCATGAAAGTCCTCACCAGACCATATTGCCTCAGGTATTTTTTCAGGAAACGCTTTGCAGGTTTGCTCATTCAAATAATTAGCACAAAACTTGCAGCGGTCTTCAGCTTTAAAAATCATGGCACTACCCCTTTTAGTTTTTTATACAATGCCATTGTATCAGCATCAAATTGATGCCCCGTCAACAAACCGACAAAAACCTCTGCAACAAATTCAATCGCCCCTTCTTGTGCATACCGACTGATTTTTGCAGCAATCAACTGTTCATGGGCTTCAAGTACCGCCGTTTGTAATAATAGGTAATTTTGACGGTCATTAACGTAATGTAAAAAATGCCCCATTTCATGCGCAACAATATGAATAGCGGAATCGGTTGACCATTCGCCTAGCTGAAATTGTCTAGCGGCATCAATCTTTAAATCACCCCAATGCGTATAGAGTGGATTTAAAAATAAGAACGTCTCTGTTTGGGCTTTATTAGGCACAAAAGCCGCCGTTAAATCTTTGGCATCAATCGCCATCTGCGTAGCCCACGCGTTAAACCTCGCTTCGCTAACTAAGACGTTATCAGGGATTGCTAAGCCACGTTGTTTGAATTCTGCCAAGCTAGTATTAACCACCTGAGCTATATCAGAACGCCCTGCATAATCAACCGTTTTAACGCCTAAATCTAAAGCAACTTGTTGAGCCTTAATGCTGGCATTCACATGAACAAACGCCTGCTGTAACGCTGGGTTAATCGTATTATCAGCTAATCGCTTAGCAATCGCCCGCTCAATGCCAAAAGTCATGACATCCGCGTTCATCACATCGACACTATCCCACGCAGTATCTCGCGTAGGGTCTAGCGTTTCTGTTTTCTGTAAGCCTGTACCGTTCTTTGATCTAGCGATTGCTTGCTCTTCAGACAAGGAAATTAACCGACACCGACAACGATACACATTGCGAGAGAACCATATCCGTTTCCAGATTGGGTCATCAATTTTGCGAATAATACCGTCGTTGGCTTTGTGACTAGGGCGGGTACGGGAATCATTAATGGCATCATAGACAAGGTAAGGGCGTGTACTTTTGTTAGCGAGTTGTTGTTGCCAATGCCCACTGTTATAAGCCGACTGGATGTTGGTACGAAAGATATTGTCCAGCCGATGTTTAGGCATCGCCAAGGCTTTAACATCGACATTGCGCTGCCAATTGGCAAACGTTCCCCCAGTGTTAAGGCTGTGCGTTAAAGAATCTAATACCGCTTGCAGTTGGTCAACTTTCGCCACATTGGCAATACTAAAAGCGAATTGCCGATGAATGCCTTGCAACTTGCCATAATAGACATCAGGCAACACCACGCCACGGCTAACCGTTGCCTGTATCGCCTCATTAAACGGAGTATTCCAGCCTATGCTTAGCGGTAGTGACATCGTTTAACCTGCGTGGGCATAGCCCAAACAATCAGCGGCAAAGGTACAGCGCGATAATAAGGCTTCGAATTCACTACTGTCAGATTCACCCAATAACACTGCCAATCTATCCGCTAAATCCTCATAAGACACGGAGGCTTTAATGGCATTAAAAATAGCTTGTTCATCAATCGGTGAACTTGAATGCGCTAGTGCATCAGCGGCTAAGGTTTCAATCACTTGTTGCTTAGCGGTAAACACAGGGGCGTTATTTAGTTGTGCAGATAACGCCGCGCTGGAGTCCAAGGCAGGACTTGGGCTACCAAGACTTGTCTTGGACTCCATACCTAACACCGCCTCGCCATCTTTCGCCATAGGAATACGCAGTTTATCCAGCGCGTAAGCTACTGGCACAGGCAACCCCACACCGACCAACTTAGGCAAGGCATCGGCATATAAAGCGAGGTCTACGCCTTCATTGACATCAAACTCAAAACGCGGCAAACGTGAGCCATCGGCTAACAAACCATTGATCTGTGCAATCAACGCCATCAAGCCATTGGTTAAAGTCCCCTGTATTTGTTTGGCATCCGATACCAGCAAATCACGCCGCACTTCATTGTGAACCTTGCCCAGTGCATAAGACCCACCGCCGTCTGTACCACTGGTCAGCGTACCGCCTAAAATGACTTTAGACTGGGTTTGCTCACACCAGCTAATCATTGCAAGATGTGGATCAGCCGTGCCTTTTGCCGCTTCCTTAAATTCAATCGCCATACCTTCAGGTACGATACCCGCCGCCGCGTGTCCGATGTTCACCACCGCTCGCATTAACGTGGCTTTCTCAGACTCACTTGCACCACTTTGATAAGTGCCTAAACGCAACGGTAAGCCATAAATCTCTAAGAACTCAGCCAAATCGCGCACTGAATAATTCTTGTATAAAAACGTCCACGCTAACGAGCGAAACAAGCCCGCGCGGGATAAATCGCCTGATTTTGCATGATGGGTATGTACTAACCACCCGACAGGATCTAACACTACGCCCTTTGAGCTACCATCGCGTAACCGTAATTCATTGCGGTTATCCATCGGCAATTGAAACCAACGTGCAGGGCGGTGATGCAATACGGCTGGCAACCATTTGTTCGACTCGCTATCCAGTTGCCACTGTATTTCACACGCTGAAAACCCGTAGCCGATTGCTTCAGACAAATTTAATATCAAGTCTTCAAAGTCCAGCAACTCACTAAAGAATTCATGAAAAAACGCCACCATCGCCAACTCGTTAGCCGTGGCTTTCTTAGGCGGTTGTATTGACCACTCTAGCCCCAATAATGCCCGTTTGCGTGTGCCTAAGGTAGCGACAATATGCCCGTCTTTTTCTTCCATGTCCTCAAACAAATCACACTGATCTACCAGATAGCCTTGCTCTGCATTGAGGAAAATTTGTGCTAAGCGTTGCGGGGTTAAACCGCGCGTTGGATGTTGGGCAAATTCCTTGCTGAGTTGCTGGGTTTGTGAGGTTTGCTCAGTTTGCAACTCAGGGGATTTTTTGAATAGTTTAGCGATTACGTTAAAGTTCATTATTTTTTACCATCCTGTTTTACCTTGATAATCACTATCAAGCCCATAATCGTGCTTAGACGGCGCGGGCGTATACTCATATTCCGCGACGGGTGTACTGGCTGCCTGTTTAGCCAATGCCAACGCCCAAAACCTATCACTGTGTCCATCGGCAGTACGTTCAGCCATAAAGCGAATATTACCCGCCGCTGTAGTCGTTTTTGTAATGGCCCGCAAATCCGCACGGATTTTATGATTAAACGGTATGCGCAGTTTCTTATCTTCAAATGCCCCGCGTAAGGCGTAAGCCATCGATTCTTTAACGCTATTGGTAAAAGTGACGCACTCAACGCGATACTTGCCAAACTTATCTTGTGCATCATCGCCCCAGCCTATGCCTAACCCTGTATAGTCCAAACACACGCGGTGCATGAACGGAATCAGCGGGTAAAATACCTTCTCTTGATCGCTTTTTCTCATGTTCTGTAATTCAATCACCATGCGGGTGTATAAGGTATCACCTAGCTTTTCTACTACCCACACGACCGTTAAATCGCTTTTACGCCCTATATCAATGCCTGCATAAAGTTGTCCTTTCGCCGTGCGACAATCATCCAGCACATATTCCCAGCTTTCATGCTGCCCATACTCACAACTAGCAATTAAGTCATAGTCAAGGAATGCAGAATCATCATCAGCAGGATTACAACAATATTCCTGTTCAAATGATTCGGCATCTGCACAACCTGATTTTATAAAATCAAAGTATGCGGCTTCGTCCATCGTTTGGATTTCGTCATCCGCAGGTAGCGTTTGTTGGAGTTTGTAGAGGAAACCTTGTTCAAGGGCGGTCTGTAGTGAGACGCTATGCAGGCTGATTTTTTTAGGGTTGCCATTTTCTTTAATTTCACGAATTAACTGATTGAAGAAGTTATTGCTGCCACGGTGGGTACTGATTAACTCCATGCTGCCACCCCAAGTAATACCAGGATAAGCAATAGACCATAACTTGCGTGGATCAGGGTGTAAGGCGAACTCGTCTAAGACACGCCCACCGCGTTTACCCGCTTGGGCATCGGGATTGCTAGACATGGAATGGATGCGTTTACCGTTAGCAAATTGCAACACATAAGCGGATATGCGCCGTGCATCATCAATGACCACTTCGCCTAAATCTTGCGCCGCCATACTGAGCAACTTTGCCCACATTTTGCAATCTTCAATAAACAATCGGGCTTGCAAATCATCACGACTTGAGACCCATTGGTCATTCTTTGCCCCCACCATTGCCGTGCGTTCCACCGCCTTATACGCGGTAGACCAACTCACACCAATCTGGCGGGATTTTTCCATCAGTTTTAAGCGGCTATCGTCCTTAATCCACCGCTCCTGAAATCCCAAAAACAAGCCGTTAGGATTAGCAGGGAGTAGCTTCGCGTTACCCATCACTCATACCCAGCACGTCAATACGAATACGGTTAATGGTCTCTTCACTAACCCCTGCCAACTTTGCCGTTTTCGCCATCGTCTCAGCCGCCTTTTCATTGGCTTTTAGCGTGGCGGCTTTCTCAATATCGCGTTTGCGCTTTTCATTTTCCGTCGCGGAACGTTCCATTTTTTCATGACTGGTAGCGAGGGTATTAATCATGCCCGTCACGGCTTGCAGTTCTTTTAAATCCAGCTCTTCATTCACCATTGCTGATTTCAGCACAGGCAAAATCCGAAACAACATCACCCGCAACATCTCAGCCGTGGCTTGTCCGATAGTCGATTGATTATCAATCTTCAATTCTTTCAACATCATCGAAGCCAGCCGCTCTGTCTCTAAGGACTCAGCGGTTAAT